CACTCAGCATCCTGTGTAAACTTAGGCTCAATGACAGGGTGATCATTAGAGATAAGAGGTATATCATTAATGATATGCAAACCAACCTAACAACAGGAGAGGCTACTTTGAAATTGCTCAATGACTTTATGCCGGTAAGCCCTGACCAAATAATACCACCACCAACACCAGAGGAATGATAATACAGAACATCGTAAAAATGCTGAGCCTAACTGACCACCTTGGCAAGAGTGAACTCATTGAATTAGCCAAGGGTAAGTACCAACTGAACAGCACCCCCAAGAGGGTGTACAAACAAGCCATGCGTGAGTTATATATGAACAGAGCTAAGAAAGAATGGCAGAAAAAAGAATAATTGAGTTAGAGGTACAGGATAATACTAAAAGCCTCAAGGCACAGCTTAGAGAAGCTCAGAATGAGGTTGCTGCATTAGCTGATAAATTTGGTGCTACTTCTCAACAAGCAGTTGAGGCAGCAAGAAGAGCTGCTGAATTAAAGGATCAAATCGGTGATGCAAAGGCATTGACTGATGCCTTTAATCCTGATGCTAAATTCAAATCATTAAGTGCATCGCTTACAGGTGTGGCAGGAGGGTTTTCTGCTGTTACAGGAGCGATGGGGCTAATTGGTGTAGAGTCTGAGGATGTTCAAAAAGCAATGCTTAAAGTACAGAGTGCTATGGCATTATCCCAGGGCCTACAATCATTAGGTGAAGCTCGTGACTCCTTCAAGCAATTAGGTGCAGTTGTTAAAAATGTTTTTGCCAATATGACAACAGCAGGCAAAGCGTTTGCTGTCACAGGTATTGGTCTATTAGTCACAGGTATTGGTTTACTAATTGCCAATGCTGACCGGTTAAAAGAAACATTTGGAGGTGTAACTGAAGCACAAAAGAATTTAGTTGATGCACAGAAAGCAGGTGCTAAAGCAATGGCTGAGGCAACAACATCTGTTAACGAGGTAGATATTGCATTTCGTCAAGCCAAAGAGGGTGTGATTTCCAAGGAGCAAGCTTTGAAAGTTTATAATGAAAAACTTGGAGCTACATTAGGCACTACCGATAATTATAATTTAGCTGAAAAAACATTCCGAGACAATACGGCAAAATATATTAAAGCGGTACAAGCCAGGGCAACTGCTCAGGCATTAGCATCTAAGGCAGCCGAAGAATTTGCTAAAGGTCAAGTTGCCGCCTTGGAGGATCAAACAAGTGCAGCTCAAAATGCTGGTTCATTATTAGAATTATTTGTTGAGGGCAATCTATTAAATGAAGAAGCTGCTGCTCAAAAAAGGGAACAGATACAAAAAGATGCGGTTGAGGACATTCAGAAAAAGGCTAAAAAATCCTATGATGAATTAAATAAATTATCGGAAAAATATCTGAAAGAAGCTTTAGAATTAGAAAGCGAGTTAAATACCACTAAGGATCATGTACAAAAAGCATCTGTTAAAAAATCCAATAAAAATGCAGAAGCTGAAAGAGATGCTATCAAAAAAGCTCACGAAAAAAGTTTAGAAGATTTAAAAAAGCATAACGAACAATTATTAAATGAAGAGGAAGCAAATGCCGAAGCAATACGCAGGGCAAAAATGTCCGCACGTGATTTGGAATTGTCCGATATTCAGGATGAATATTTCAATAAAATTGAAACCGCAAAACAATTAGGAGAAAAAGGCAATGATCTTGTAATAAAACTCGAGAAGGAAAAAGAAGAAAAACGTAAAGAAATCATAAAAAAATATGATGATTTAGAAAAAGCTAAGCGAGAACAACAACAGCAATTAATGTTAGACTTAGAAGAAAAATCTAAAAATGAATTTATTAGCAGACAGGAGTTGATGATTAGCTTATTGGATGAAGGATTGAACAAAGAAATTGCCATAAGAAAATTGGCTTATGATCAGGAACAAATTGACCTTCAAAATAAATTGGATAACCAATTGATTACCGAGGAACAATTCCAGGCTTTATCAAAAAAGAATTATAAGAATTACCAGGAAGGTATCACTGCTGATACTATAGCCTACAATCAAAAACAACTTGAGGCTGATAAGGCAAAGCTTGAACAAAAGCAGGCCATTGAGCAACAAGGAATGGATCTCGCATTGCAGGGTGTTGGTTTATTAAAGGATGTTTTTGGTAAGTCAAAAGCAGTGCAAAAGGGAGCAGTATTGGTTGAGTCTGCTGTAGGTATTGCTAAGATGATACAAGCAAATCAGATAGCTAACATCGGAGCATTGGCTACTCCTCAAGCCATTGCCTCAAGTGGTGCAGCAGCAGCTCCTGTAATTGCCATGAACAACATTAGCACAGGTATTGGTATTGCCGCTAACATTGCAGCCACAGCCAAGGCATTGAAGGAGATAGGTGCAGGTGGTTCTGCATCTGCCCCATCTACTGCAGGAGGAGGAGGAGGTGCATCAGGTGGTGGTGGTGGAGCTATGCAAGCACCTAACTTCAACGTGGTAGGCAACAATGGTATTAACCAACTTGCACAGCTACAACAACAGCCAGTCAAGGCATACGTGGTAGGTGCAGAGGTAACAAGTCAACAGGCATTAGATAGAAACAGAATAAGTACAGGACAGCTATGAAAATAATCGAATTAGTATTGGATGAGAATGACCAGGATACAGGGGTGTATGCTGTTAGTGTGGTAGAGGACCCTGCCATTGAGGAAAACTTTATCAAGTTAAGCAAGCAAAAGATGGAGCTTGCAACCGTTGATGGTGAGAAAAGGATCCTAATGGGGCCTGCCTTGATACCTAACAAGCAGATATACCGGAAGAATGATAAGCATGGTGAGTTCTATATCTACTTCAGTGAGGATACAGTACGCAAAGCAAGTGAAATGTTCTTTAAGAATGGTAAGCAGAATAATGCTACCTACGAGCATGACAAGGAAATTGATGGCATGACCGTGGTTGAGTCCTGGTTGATTGAGGATCCTGCCAAGGATAAGAGTGCTATCTATGGATTTGACCTTCCTAAAGGGACGTGGATGATAAGCATGAAGGTAAACAATGACAGCGTATGGAATAAGGTTAAGGATGGTGAGGTCAAAGGGTTCAGCATCGAGGGATACTTCGCTGATAAGTTAGACCTTGCATCCATGAGAACAATGGAGGAGGAGAGAGAGTACCTGATTGAGCAGATTAAGAGCGTACTACGTGGTAAGGAGTTAGCAGATGAGAGCTACAATGACTACCCTTCGGTAGTTCGTAGAAATGCACAGAGAGGCATAGCACTGAATGAAAGGAATGGGAATAAGTGTGCTACTCAAGTGGGTAAGATACGGGCACAGCAGTTAGCCAATGGTGAGAAGGTGAGCATTGAAACCATTAAGAGAATGTACAGCTACCTATCAAGAGCTGAGGTATACTACAACCAAGGGGATAGCAATGATTGCGGATATATCAGCTACCTACTATGGGGAGGTAAGGCAGGATTGATGTGGGCCAAGTCTAAACTCAATGAAATAGAGAATGAAAAAGGCTAAGGCAACCACAGGTATCTCCTTTGTCAGGAAGGCAAAGAGAAAAAGACCAGGTATTCACTCCAAGTGCCGAGCATCACGGAGCAAGCGTGCTAAGAATTACGTTAAACTTTACAAAGGACAAGGCAAATGAGTAAGCAAAAGGAACAGACTAAGAGCTCACCACAAGGGGGTAAGCGTGGATGCCTCTGCAAGGATGGAAAATATAGATCAAAGTGCTGTGATGGTACCCTGCAAGCACAAGGTATTGGTAATATCGGAGGCAAAGTACAGCCTTGATTTACAATAAATTGCCTACATAAAGGTGTACAATGTTAATTAAGTTGAGTTATTAAAGAAAAATCATGAAAGAAAACACAATTTTAACCAGGATTGCTGCCCTCCTTGGCATGAACAAGGTGGAGTTAGCTACAATGAAGCTCATGGATGGGGTTACTATCCTTGAGGCTGATGCATTTGAGGCCGGTATGGAGGTCTTTATTGTTACTGAGGATGAGCAACGAGTGGCTCTACCTGTTGGTGAGTATGAATTGGAGGATGGGAGAATGTTAATGGTAGCTCAAGAGGGTATCATTGCAGAGATTAAAGAGATGGAGGAGAAAGCTCCCGAGGTAGAAGAGGCTCCTGAGGCTGAGGCTCCAATGATGGAGGAGGAAATGGCTGATGAAGCTATCCCTGTTGCACCCAAAAAAGTAATTAAGTCTACAATTGAGGAGATGTTGTTCTCTAAGATTGAAGAATTAAAAGCAGAGAATGAGTCCCTTAAGGCACAACTATCTGAGCAGCCTGTAGTTCAAGAGGCTCCTGTAGTTGATGAGCCTGCAGCTAAGCCCATTGCTCACAACCCTGAGAAACCGCAAGCACAACCACAATTTAGTTGGGGTCAGTCTGCAGGTGTATCTACATTTGATCGTATAATTTCTAAACTAAACAAATAAAAAAAAATGGCTACTTCGATTACTACCACTTATGCTGGTGAGTTTGCAGGCAAGTATGTTGCTGCATCTCTTTTATCTGCTCCTACCATTGAAAAAGGTGGAGTTACTGTATTACCTAATGTACGTTACAAGCAACTTTTACAGAAGGTTGCTGATACTAACCTTGTAAGAAATGCTACTTGTGCATTTACTGATGCATCTACCATCACTCTTACTGAGCGTTTCATCACTGTTAAGGATTTACAGGTTAACCTTGAATTGTGTAAGGCTGATTACTTCCAAACTTGGCAGGCTGCTGAGTTAGGTTTTTCTAACTTCAAAGAATTGCCTAAGTCTTTTGCTGACTTCATGATTGCTCGTGTAGCTGAGCGTGTATCTGCTAACATTGAGACTGCTTTCTGGACAGGTTCTACTGCTACTCAAGGTTCTTTCGATGGTATCTCTACTATCGTAGCTCTTGACCCTGCTCTTCCTGCTGCTCAAGAGGTAACAGGTACAACCGTTACTGCTCTTAACGTAGTTACTGAGTTAGGTAAAATTGTTGATGCTATCCCTGCTGCTCTTTATGGTAACCCAGGATTACGTATCTATGTATCCACTAACATTGCTAAGGCTTATGTACGTGCATTGGGTGGGTTCTCTACTGTATCAGGTGTAACAGGTAACGTAGCTCCTGCTCCTGGTGTTGGTGGAATGTCAACTACTTGGTACAACCAAGGTGCTTTGAGCATTGATGGTATCGAGATATTCTGGGCTCCAGGATTGGCTGCTAACACTGCAATTGCTACAACTGTTGATAACCTATTCTTTGGCACCTCGGTCCTTTCGGATCTGAATGAGGTCAAGATTTTGGATATGTCCGACATCGACGGCTCACAAAATGTGAGAATGATCATGCGTTTTGTTGGTGGTGCTCAGTACGGAGCTGTTGAGGATGTTGTTACCTACGGTATCGTAAACTCAGTTAACTAATACTAATCATGGGGGTGGGTAACACTGCCCCCTTTAATACTTAATACAATGCCTTGTACAATTTCAAATGGCCGCACCGAGCAATGCAAGGATAGCATCTCAGGTATTCAGGCGGTATATCTAATCAACTACGGTACTTTTGATCCAGACCCATCTCCATCAGGTGACGTTACCTATGATGTTACTGTAGGTTTTGAGGACCAAATCACAGCAATTGCTTTGCCTGCTTTGTCCTCTATCTACAAGTATGAGCTTAAAGGTAACAACGGATTTAACACCACAGTTAATACATCACGTGAGAATGGTACTACTTTCTTCACTCAAACTTTGACTATTGAATTGAAGAGACAAGACCCTGTTTTTCACAAGCAGTTTAAGATTTTGGCTTATGGCCGTCCACACATTGTGGTACGTACCAACGGAAACCAATTCTTTTTAGCAGGTCTTTACAGAGGATGTGATGCTACTGCAGGAAGTGTTGAGAGTGGGGTACAGTATGGTGATTTTAATGGTTACAAAATTACTTTTGAGGCCATGGAGGAGAAGCCTGCGAACTTCCTTGACTGTTCTACTGAGGCTGACCTACTTACCTTGTTAGGTTCACCTACTTTGGTTACTACTTAATAGTATACCATATCAACTGAGAAGGGGGGCACATTGCTCCCCTTTCTTTTTTGGCAACAATTTACGACTTGGTGAGTTATATATATATGCAGGTAGTTACCACCGATAATGTCAATGACCAATTTATATACTTCATCCCAAGGGAGAGTACTGTAGATACCATGTACCTCACAGATGAGAGCACCAACGTGGAGGTAGCTGTACCCATTACAACCTACACACCTGGTGATTACACCGATGAGATTGAGGCAGTGTTTCCATGTCAAGAGGGGCACTACTACCGATTGATACTCAAAGACAATGCAGGGGTGGAAGTGTACCGGGATAGACTATTCTGCACGGACCAAGCACCTGCTAACTATACACCCAACAGCTCTGCCTACGTAGCTCCAAGCAGTGCTAATGACTTTTTAATGTACTGATATGAACAACATCCACATAGTTAATTTA